TCTAGTTGCTTCATACAACAATTCAATCACCCATTTTATTGTAGTACCATATCATCCATAAGATGGTTACGGCACAGGCCAATGTTAAAATAGGTTCTAAGTAGTCCATTATACTATATTTAGGTTTGTTTGTCAAGCGTTTTCTTTATAGAATTTAATATATTCCAATAAAGTATTTAGATGGTCCGCAGTCTTTTCAATAAAAATCAATGGTTCTTCATCATCTACGGCCATAATAATCACAATTTGGTCAATACCATTACCAATCAATTCTTCATACATACAGGCATATGCCACACATTGAGCAAAGTAGTTGTCAATGTCTTCTCTTTTCTTAATCCTCTTAGATGTTTTAAAGTCAATCACAGACAAAACACCATCAAATTCACCAATACAATCAACACGACCTGCCATACCAAGTTTAACTGACCATAAGGCACATTCTTGGTAATGAATATTGTTAATACGGTTTAAGATTGGTTTAAGTGGTAGAAACATGGCCTTAGCATCAGGCATAATCTCACCAAGTGGTTCATTGTTTAGATATCGTTCACATAGTGTGTGTACGTTTGTACCACGACCTGATGCCTTGCGTGATATCTTGTTGGCTTCTTCTTCACCAACACGTTTACGCCACGCTATGATGGCCGCCTTACCTTTTGCACCAATGACTGTGGTAACAGATGGTAGTTTTATACCATCTGGTGTAGTATAATATCTTTTCCCATCAGGAAAAGTTTCTGATTTTAAATTTGCAAGGTCTTTTGGTGGGCAATAATTAAACATTTTTTAACTTTTCTATGTAGTCGTAATGGTCATATAATAATTCACAATTTTTTTTAAAAAAGTCATCAAATACAACTTCATTTTTAAATTCGGGATATTCATTATTTAAAATTTTTCGTGCAACATTCGTATTAAAAAACTTTGTACCAGCGCCAACTTGTTGCCAACTATCTTCTGAAAATATACCAGTAAAATTAATATCAGAACATCCTATACGAACATTTTCTGATGCAGTAAGGTATTGTAAATTATATGTTTCGGGTATTTTTTCTTTAGTAATATACATTAAATCATTTATCTGTGGTAAAATTTTATTTTTTTCATTGAATTTTTTCCAGAATATACTATCTCCTCTGCAAGTTAAATAATGAAATTGAATAAAATTTAAAATACCGTTATTAACAGCTTTAATAAAATTGTTATAATATTTTATTGATTTTTTATCACCTTTAATAATGCTATCTCTATTTTTTTCAAATTCGGTCAATTGCATAATACTAACCCATATACTTGTTGCTTCAAGTGGTTCAATAAAAGCAGCCGATAAACCAATGGCAATACAGTTGCCCATACACACATCTTCAAAACAACCTGGTTTAAAAGTGAATGTTCTTGGACTTACAATTTCGTGACCAAAATATTCTTCTAATTCTTCTTTAATTTCTTCATCAGTTACTAAGTCAGAATCAAAAACGTAACCACAACCAAAACGGCCTTGTACAGGAATCTTCCACATCCAACCATATTTCATGGCAATACTTTCTGTATATGGAGGAATCTCTTTGGTGTTATTCTGAATAAAAAAAGGCATTGCACGTTTCATTGGTAAATGGTCACTATAGGAATTCCATTTACCTTTATAATGTTCACCTATTAAAACTCGTTTGAAGCCAGAACAATCAAAAACAAAATCCGTATCTAACTTATTTTCAGATTTTAATTTAAAACCAACTATTTTATTGTCCTTTGAATCAACAGAAATAACTTCATCGTCAATAAGTTTAATATTTCTTTGTAGTGCAACAGTCTGTAAGTATTTGGCTAATAAATTTGCATCAAAATGTAGTGCGTCTGAACCACATTGTTTATCGTTGGATTTTATATATTTTACTTTACACTTTTCAGATATGGTTGGAGTAAAATTTAAATTATCTAAATTTTTATGGTTCGAGATATTATTTAATGCATAAGGTTTAACATCAATGTTTTTATAGTCTTCAAAATTTATTAATGAATCTTGAAAAGCATGATAGTAATGTTCGCCGTCCCCGTTCCAATTGGTAAATTTAATTCCATTCTTAATTGTTCCTTTAGCATTTTTGATTATATCATTAATCGATATATCAATTCTTTTAAGAAACATAGGAAATTGCGGTGTAGTTCCTTCGCCGGCTCCTAATATTCCAATTTCAGAGCTAGCAATAACAGTTATCTCATCATCTGGACAAATTTTTCTAATAAACAATGCAGTTAACCAACCTGCACTGCCACCACCTAATATTGTATATTTCATATATTAATAACTATTGATTTTCTTGAATTTTTACTCATATTATTTTCTACTGAATGTACCAAATATGCAGGAAACATAATTAATAATCCGTTCTCAGGTTTTATTCTATGATAAGTTCTAGAAGTTTTTCCTTTTATGGGGTCATTTGGTTTAAAATCTAAATTATCCCAAACAACACCACCTCTAGGGTCATGTAACAGAAGGTCTCCTGTATTGATACCGACATCCAAATAATAAACACCAACCAAAAGTGATTTACCTATGTGGCTGTGTGGTGTATCATTTTCACCATAATTAATTATATTCAATCTACCATGAATCGTGCGTTCTTGAAGATTATATTCATAATTAATATTGATGTATATATCTCTAATAATATTTTTTAACTTATTGATATGGGTTAAGTTCATATCAAATATATTACCCTCAAATTGATTATATTCTTCTAATAATCCAGTATTCAATTCAATGGGTAATATTTTTTGCCAAATTGGTGTTGCGAAAAGATTTTCTTTAAACATATTCAATATCAAAAACGAAAACATTACGGGGTAAATCATTATGATGCACACTTACAGCATGATATACATCAGGAGAATGTATTAACAACTCTCCTTCGATTGGTTGTATCCAATGTGTATCTTCTTCTGCATATTCATCAATCCAAGTTTCAGGCCTACCATCTTTAATAATGACTAAATTTGATGAAGCTTCTGGTACATCAACATAAAAAATACCAACAGCATCTGGCCTAAAATTTTCATTTGTATAATCGGTAAGAGTTGCAATATAATTATCAACCTTATTGTGATTATGACATAATCCATGACCACCACGAAATAACCTGTTGGCCCAACTTCTCTTATAATACACCATATTTCCTTTATTGTCAAGCCCCAAAGGTTCTTTAGCCAATAAGAATTGTTGTGTAATCCACTTAGTTAAATTACCAAAACCAGGTAAATGCACTAATGAAAGATATGATTCACTAACCGTGGTTAGACCTGCACCTTTATGAGAATCTCCCTTGAGTGTTCTATCTCTACTTTGAACTTTTGGAAAATTAAATACATTGTTAACCGTTTTGGTTATTTCATTATCTCTATAAAGAGATTTATTTGTACATTGTGTTCTTATTGTGTTGTAACCAAAAATATTCTCAATTTTCATAATGTTTTTGTTTGATTAGCTGTTATATTTCCTGTTTTTGTTTGATTGATTAATTCTATTGCATTATCAATCAGATGTTTATGTGTTTCGATATTTGTGCATTCACTTAAAGATGCGATAAAATTAATATTCCCATCCCAAGGATGTTCAGCAATACTATAAGTAAATAATACCTTATCTCCGTTGCCTGATGTTATTAACTTAGTTGTAACATTAATTACTTCAGGTAAAGCTTCCAGACTATCTACTAATAATTGTAATTCAGTATTTGCAGCAAGCGGCGATATATCTTCTCTGACCACTTCAACTCTTGTTGTTTCCATATTAATGTAATAACATGGTTCAATCCAATTTGGATTTATATTATCATCTAAAAATTGTAGTCTTTCTGTTATAACATCCATAAAAGGTGAATGTTGGTTACTATGCATAGTACCTGTAACAGAAGATTTAGGAATAATAAATTTAACTGTATTACCTTTTTCACTGGTCAAATTGAATACGAGAGAATCCACATTATTAATTTGTGAGTCAATAATGCTGGTGCTTTCTGATACTGTAACCGATTTCACACCTAAAACCGAATTTAAAATATCTATACTATTTTGTAATTTTTCTGTAATTATAATTTCCATTTTATGCCTCCACTCTCGATTGTCCGTAAATTTCAACATCGTTTAACATACCAATTTTTTCTGCTACAATTTTAATTGGTATCATTTTTTTCTTTTCAACTTCTTTATGTTCGTACAATGTTCCCCAAACGTCTTGTCTTTCTAGAGGCAATCCATCACCTTTAATTGTAATTGGTATGTAACCATTTGTAATTTTTTCAAGAGCTAAAGCAAATAAAACAACATTATCACTATAAGCATTATTGCAAGTTATGTCCCAAAACTTACCATCAAGGTACATACAAGATCCTTTACACAAATGTAAAACCGGACAATCTTTACAACCAGCACGATTCATCCAATGTGTTACAGATTTCAATTCAACATTTTCATAATCATCCAGATTACCACCTAAATGTGACTCGCCGTTTTTACTGGTCTCCATAATGGAGACATTTTGGCACGTTGTAATGTTACCTTTGAGGTCAACAGCAATAGTTCCCTCATTATCCATACCACATTTTTGACCAACATATTTGGATTCGGCATGATTTAAAACACCACGAACAAACATATCCGTTTTATCATTAATAATACCAAAATTAATTTGACCATTCGTACTATAAATATCATTAAATGCATTTCTTCGGTATTCAAAATGTTCTTGTTTTGTTTCTAACGAACTATTGATAGCAGCTTCATCATACGCATCAATAAACCCACCTTCGCCAATTGGAACAGTTGGGTCACCAGTTAAATTAACAAACCAATCATATATTTCTTTACGACTTGTATTTTTCCTATTCATCATTGAATTGAAACTAATTCTGTTTTGTGCGTGCATTACTTTATAAAATTCTAAAATAATCTTTTTCTTTTCCGGATCATCAAATGGATCGGGACCTCGCACATGCTGACCAGGACCATCATGGCTAAGACCAACACCAAATCCCATATAATATAACCACGAACAAATTTCTCTTGTCAATAAAGATCCATTAGTCACCATACCAAAAGATGGTTTATTTTTCCAATCACTATATTTTTCAGCAATTGCTTCAGCAAGAGGTTTTAATGTTTTCCAATAAACAAGAGGTTCACCACCCCAGAATTCAACTCTTAGTCCAGCCTTTTCTGTGATATTTAAATTGTCCAACTTAGACATGAAAGATTCAATATCTTTTTTACTAGTTTCTGGTGGCCTTTCAACAAACCTCTGTGAACAGTAATCGCAAGAGTAATTACAAGATAAACCTAATTGAATTTTAATAACAGTAACATTTTTTGATTTCTTGAGTGGAGTATTTTTATCAAAAGGTGTAACTTCTTTTGATTTGTGAAATAACTCCAGGCCTGTACCTGTTACAGGTTTTGGAATCTGCGGCTCCGGATACTCATAAACAAATCCAGTAGAATCCGAAAGTATATTTTTTTTATTATCGTAATAAAAAGTTTTTTTATCTGAAGCATTACGCTCCGCATTAATTTCAAAAATCATATTTTTTCCAATTTATTAAATTACCAAGTACAAGCACAAATCCAACAATCACAATTACAATCAACAGTGGTTTGACTAGTTGTGCAGTTATATGTACAATTACAATTACAATTTGGTTGTAAATATGATTGAGCATCACAATTTACACAATTTATACTACCACTAATAACACAATTACTACAATTATGGTCACCACAATTACAATTATTTGTACAATTTCCATTATTACAGTTGCCTGAATTATTATCTTGATAGTATGCCAATCCATGCATACTGTTCATATCATTAATAACATCAACGGATCCACCTTTAGTTAATTTTGCATTCGCTTTAACCCATTGCAATGAATTGGAATAACCAGCTGGCTGCCCCGTTTCGCTTTTTAAATTATCAAAAGATATTGCACCTGTTGCTGGTAGTGTCATTTTTTTGTTCCTAAAGAATATGGACTATTTATCTGTCATTTGTATAGTATTTTGTAGGAATATGTATATTTGTAGCAATACTGATCCTTGTTTTATCTGACTTGTTTTCTTCGACCGAATGTAATATATATGATGGAAATAAGACCATTTTACCTGTTTTTGGCTCAATTCTTTTATATTTTACCGAATTTACACCATTCTCAACGTTCAAATCCCAAACAGCGGAACCTCTGGGATCAACCACAAGTAAGTCGCCACTATTCTCATAAGCTTCTATATAATATACGCAAGCCATAACACTTTCGCCGTGGCTATGTAATGGAAATGATTGTCCTGGCTTTTGTTGATTTACCCAGCCATTTGAGATAAAAGGTTTTAGTTCGTGATAATTTGAAAAATGTTCAGGCAAAACTAAATTCATCATTTCATATATTTTATTCTTCAATTGTGTGCAATAATCAGAATCTATTGTCCAAATATCGACAGATTTATTGTGTTCACTTGCGCCAATTAAATTAAGTAATTCATTTTTAAAACATAAATTAAAATACTCATC